ATGGGCTGGCTTAGCTCAATTCGACGAACGCTCTTCAGCCTGGGCGGCAGCACCTATGACGCGGTCCACGCGAAGAACAAGCGGCAGGCTCCGACGGGCATCCTGCGAAGCGAGGACAGCGAGCTGCCTCCCACCGAGCGCCGCAAGCTCCTGTCGGCGACGCGGACGTTGCACCGCAACTTCTCGGTCGCGGCGTGGATGATCCGCAAGCACCTAGACTATGTCTCGACGTTCAGCTTTCAGGCACGCACGGGCAACAACGATCTCGACGACAGCCTGGAACGGTTGGTGCGGTGGTGGTCCCAGCCGGCCAACTTCGACGTGACGGGCCGTTTTGGCCTCCAGCGATTCACGCGCCTGGCCGAAATGCGGCGTACCGTGGACGGCGACATGGGTGTGCTGAAACTGTCGCGGGCCTTGGTGCAGGCCATCGAGGGCGACCGCATCCGCACGCCCAGCGGTGGATTGCCGGCGGACTACTCGGCCGCGGATTTCACGCACGGCGTGCGTACCGACAAAGCGGGCCGGCCGATTGAATACTGCATTTGCCAGCGCGGTAAGACGACCGACGCCGGTTCCAATGCCACGTTCAGCTTTGAGCGCATTGTCCCGGCGCGGAATTTCTATCACTTCGGCTACTTCGATCGGTTCGACCAGGTGCGTGGGATCGCGCCGCTGGCGACCGCGGTAAATACGCTACGCGACACCTACGAAGGAATGGATTACGCGCTGGCCAAGATGAAGGTCAGCCAACTCTTCGGGCTAATCTTCTATCGTGACCGCCTCTCGCCCGACGAGAGCGGCAACGACACTCTCGGCCAGACAAGCACCAGCGACGAGGACGGCAGCGGCTACGAGGTCGATTTCGGCCGCGGACCCGTGCAGCTCGATCTTGATCCTGGCGATCGGGCCGAGTTCCTCGAATCCAAATCCCCCTCGACCGAGTTCCAGGCGTTCTCGCAGGTCATGGTGAGCGTTGCGCTCAAGGCGCTCGACATCCCCTACAGTTTCTACGCCGAGAATTTCACGAACTACAGCGGTGCCCGCCAGGCTCTGCTGCAATACGAGCAGTCGGCCGTCATCAAACGGCTCGACCTGCAGGCGATGCTCGACCACCTGACGTGCTGGCGCATCGCACTCTGGATTCAAGATGGCGTGCTGCCCGGTGTGAGCCTCTCCGATATTCGCTGGGAGTGGATTCCCGCCGGCATTCCCTGGATCGACCCGCTCAAAGAAATCAACGCCGATATCGCCGCCATTGGAGCGTGCCTCTCGTCACGCACTCGACGCCTGCGGGAGCAGGGACTCGACTTCTACGACGTGGCCGACGAGCTGGCCGCCGAAAACGAATATCTCAAAGGACTGGGACTTCCCGTGAATCTGGCCACGACCAACGCCGAATTACTGGGAGTCGCTTCCAATGGCTGAGCAGACCAAGCAGATTCCGATCGCGGCTTTAAGATTCGCGGCTGATCTGGAGATGGGGGACAACGGCGACGGGGCCAAGACCATTCCCATCAAGGTCAAAGCTCGCGGGGCGCAGGCCGTCGATCACTGGTACTTCGGCCGCATCGTCCATGATCTGGCCGGCATGTCGCTCAGCAAGCCGCGTCTGGCGATCGACTATTGCCACCGCGAAGACGAGGTAATGGGGTTCGCCAACAAGTTCGAGACCGAAGGCGGGCTCGTGGCGTCCGGCGCTTTGACGCCGTTCGAGGAGAAGGACCGAGCTTCGGAAGTCATCTTCAAGTCGCAGCAGGGCGTTCCCTACGAAGCCTCGATCTTCTTCGATCCGGCCGAGCTCGTGCTCGAAGAAGTGCCCCAGGGAATGTCTGTGCCGGTGAACGGCCTCCAGTTCGCGGGACCGGGCGTCGTGGCCCGCCAGTGGACGCTGCGAGGTTTAGCCGTTTGTCCGTATGGGCAAGACAAAAACACGGCCGTCGAATTCAGCGCCGGCCAGCATCCGACGGAGGTCACCGTGCGATTCACACAAACTCAACAACCCCCAGCCGTGGAGGCCGCACCAGCGGTCGTCGAACCGGCGAAGGCTAACGATATCGCAGTGGAGGAGGCCGCTAAGGCTGTCGATCCCGCTGCTCAATCGCCTGCCACTCCACCTGAAGAAAAGGTGGAAGAAGTGCAGGCTGCAGCACCCGCCGAGGGACAGCCCACGCCCGCGGCTGCGCCCGTCGAAGCGGCAGCGGTGAGCGCTAACCAGGATGGCCCTGCCTTCCTCGCAGCGTTCGGCGACCAGGGTGGCGTCTGGTTCGCCCAAGGTAAGAAGTTCACGGAATGCCAAGTTCTGTTTAACCAGCAGATTCAGGCCGACCGTGAGCGACTGGCCAAGGAAAACGAACACCTCCGCTCGCAACTCTCGGCCATCCGCGGTGAGCGGGAGCCGGTGAGCTTCGGAGGCGACGCCGAAATTGCCGTGATCAATGAACCGACTGCCAAGCAGAAAGCGGCGCTGGGCAGCGGGCTTGCCAAGTTTGCCGCCAATATCACCCTTCCCAAAACCCAGAAGAAATAACCACTGACATCGGGGCCGGGCGTTCATTCGCTCGGCCTCATTCGATTGGCTGGACGCGGGAGTAGCTACCCGCTGAGAAGGCCTCAACCTTTCGCTGCCCGTTGAGGGGGCCGCGCGGATGACCGCACGGCCCCCTTGTCGTTTCAGCAAAGGATCGACCGATGGCTGTTACGACGCTCCTCGATATCGCGAAAGCCAACGGCTCGGATGCGGCCGTCGGCTTGATCGAAGAGGTGATGACCTATTCCCCCGAGGTGAGTCTCGGGGCGGCCCGCACGATCAAGGGCCTGAGCTACAAGACGCTCGTGCGGACGGCGCTCCCCACGGCAGCATTCCGCAACGCGAACGAAGGCGTCGCGGCCACCAAGTCCACTTGGGAAAACCGCGTCGTCGAGTGTTTCACGCTAAACCCCCGCTGGGAATGCGACAAGGCCGTCGCCGACCGTTACGAAGATGGGGCGCAAGCCTTCATCGCCTTGGAAGCGGACGGCATCATGCGGGCGGCCATGCTGACGCTCGGCTCGCAGTTCTATTACGGCACGAGCAACGATGCCAAGGGATTTCCGGGCCTCTTGGCCGCCTACGACGCCACCAACATGGTGGTCGATGCGGGCGGAACCACCGCCGCCACAGGCAGCAGCGTGTGGGGCGTAAAGTGGGGCCCCAAAGCCGTGCAGTGGGTTTACGGCGCGGACGGCCAGCTCAGCGTCTCGGACGTGAGCGAACAGCGCGTGCTGGATACTAACAACAATCCCTACACGGCTTACGTGCAGGAGCTGCTTGCCTATCCGGGCCTGCAGGTCGGCAACAAGTTCGCCGTCGGGCGAATCAAAAAGCTGACCGCTGACAGCGGCAAAGGCCTGACTGACGGGCTGATCTCGCAGCTCCTGGCCAAGTTCCCGGTCGGCTACAAGCCCGACGTGCTGCTCATGTCGCGCCGCTCGCGGATGCAGCTCCAGATGAGCCGGACGGCCACAACTCCCACGGGTGCGCCGGCCCCGTATCCCCAGGAAGCGTTCGGCATCCCGATCGAGGAGACCGACAGCATCCTTGATACCGAGGCGCTGACGCTCTAACTGCCGCTCCTTCGCCAAACCAATAAGGAACCCGTCATGAGTCTTGCCCTTAAAGACAGCCAACTCAAAAACACGCGAGCTCTCCCGGCCGCCGCCAGCGCCACGGTCGATGGTGCGGCCCTCGACTTGGGCCACGGCAGTTTCGGTGACTTCGTGGCCCAGACTGAGTTCAAGCTCAGCGCGCCCGCCGTCAACGCGACGATGGCTCCGGATACCCGCACGTTCACCTATTCGATCATTCACAGTGACAACGCCGACCTGTCGTCGCCGACGGTGCTTTATTCGAGCGTCATCGTCCAGACCGGCGCGGGTGGCGCTGGGGCAGCCGCGGCAGCGTACATCTGCCGCTTGCCCGTCGATGTGAAGCGGTATGTCGGCGTGCGCGTTGCCTCGGGCGCTTCGACCGGAGATGCCTCCAGCGTCTCGGCCACGTTGGAGGCGTTGCTGTGAGCACGGCTATCGCCAGAGCCGCCGTCGGAATGGCCCACTCGCTTGAGCGATTGGCTGGGATTGAAGGCGTTTATGCGCGCGGGAGCTGCCAAAGCGAGCCGATTCGCGGGGTTCCGGTGCAGCACGAATACGAAGTTATCGACGAGGAGACCGGCCTCCCGACGAGAGTGATCTCCTACGACTGGAGGTTCGTCGCTGCGGAACTCGCCCTGGCGAACGAACCGGTCACGCCCCGGGCGGGTGACCGCTGGTCGATCAACATGAATGAGGTCGAGGAGGTTTACGAAGTGATGCCCATCGGCAAGCGGCCCTGCTTCGAGCGGGCCGACGCGTCGGGAGTCCTCTTGCTCATCCATACCAAGAGGACCTGCTAATGCCCACCGCCATCTTGGTTTCGACAGCGGACGCGGTCTTGAGCGTTTTGTCTGACAACAAGTTCAGCCAGGAGTTTGAGCCGGTCCGCAGCTATGCCGATTGGGAATTGCCGCTGGAAGACCCGGACGAACTGCACGTTGATGTGGTCCCCGTCGGTTCACCCGACATGGAGCTCGAAACTCGCGGATCGATCAGCTATACGCCGCAGGTCGACATTGTTATTCGCAAGCGAATGGCCGCTGGCCAACAAGAGCCTGACGGCACGCTGATCCTGCCGGATGTCGACGATCTCGTGTTCCTGGTGCAGGAGATCGCCGAGTACTTCGTCGTGGATCGATTCGGTGATCTGGAGAGCATTGCCTGGCAGCGCACGCAGATTCTGGCTGCGTATAAGCCCTCCCATCTGCGGCAGCATCGTCAGTTCACGGGAATCATTCGTCTCACATTCAGCGCCCAAAACGACCTCTGATGTTCGGCCTCACGATCCAACTCGAAGACAAGACGCAGCGCGTCAAAGACGCGGCCGACCGATCATCGTTTCGCAACCTGGGCCATGCCGCGGCGTCGATGCGTAAAACGGCCATCGAGTCAATCGTCGTGGCCGAAGGGCCTTCAGACCCAGGCACACCGCCCCATACCCGCCGTCGGCAACTTAAACGGGCCATCAAGTACGACGTGGACCGCGCAGCAGAATCCGCTTTGATTGGCCCTGAAGCGTCGATCGTCGGTGAAGCCGGTGCAGCACACGAGTTCGGGGGCCAGTTCCGCGGCGAGGAGTACCCGGAGCGGCCGTTCATGGAACCGGCGCTCGAGGCCAACGCGGATCGCTTTGCCAGCGAATGGGCTGGCTCGATAGGAGAGTGAACCATGCCCGCAGCAGTTCCGACCCGGATGGGCTATGAGACGCAGCTGTTTTACGGGACAGCCGGCGCCCAGGCGGCGAGCCAGATCACCAACGCGGTGGATGTGGACTACAACCTCGATCCCGAGCGGGGCGACACGACAACTCGCGGCGACGGGACGAGCAAGCCCATCATCACGAGCATGGTGACGGGCCTGAAGCCGACCGTGACCTTCAAGATGCTCAACAAGCCGACCGATCCAGCGCTCATTGCCCTCTTGGCGGCAGCCAGTACGGGTGCCGCGGTGGCCATTCGCACCAAGAGTTACTCAGGCGGCAAAGGCTACGACGGCGACATGACGTTCGCGTTCAAGGAAGGCGCTCCGCTCAAGGGCGAAGGGACCTTTGAGTTCACCGGGGAAGCAACTGAAGAAGCCGGACGCGTTCCGCAAACGTGGGTTTAGTCGTGCCTGTCGATTTTCGGCTGAGTGGGAGACGATTCGATGCCTCAAATGAACTTCGTCAATTCGATCAGCGGCGGTGGCGTCCAAATCGCTGGCAACGCGATCCGGGATACCGACAGCGTCAGCGGCCTGACTCCGACCTTGCCCAAAGGCAAAGGCGGCTCGCTCACGACGCGCACCGACAACAACACGGGCGTAGCGACGCTCGGAGCCAGCCACGGCATCGTCACCAGCGATGTGGTAGACGTGTACTGGAGCGGGGGCCGTCGCTACGGCATGACCACCACCGTCAGCGGCAATGACGTAACCATCGACGGCGGCACTGGAGATGACCTCCCGATCCAAAACGATCCGGTCGTCGTCACTAAGCAGGTCCGGATCAACCTGGCCATCGACGGCGACTTGCTGGCCGGCATTGCACTGAAACTCGAATTCACCGATGCCCAGTCGGTTAACCGGGGACACATCTCGTTTTTCGATGCGGGCGACAGCCAGGTAACCGAGCTCGATCTCTCGGCCAATGAAGCCCAGCCCTACGACATCGCGGGCGGCGCAGCCAATCCATTTGCCGGCAACCCGATCACGTATGCCCAAGCGACCAACGGCGGCAGCGACGCCGACGCCACTCTCAAAATTATCATCGCCCAGGATTCGACCCCGTAATGCCCACGTTCAAAGACACTCACGGCAAAGAATGGCTGGTCAAACTCGACGGACCCAAAATTCGCGAGGTGCGCAAAGCGTGCGACGTGGATCTG